AGCATGGAGTTCTCCAAGAAGCAGACAGTTTTTGAGCCCTATCTGAAGGCTACGTGCGTATTATGCACAAATATTTATATAAAAACACTACTTTTATACACGGTCACATGTATAAATTGCTTATTTAGGTAATTTTTACCTTTTTAAACGCATCCTTCCGGTAAACGTAGGTCGGACGAGGGTCAGAAATTGTTTCACGTGGAACAGTTTTAATCTTTTTAACAATTGGTTTAGGCGATTTTTTCATCTTACTTGGTCCTTGGCGCATTTGATCCTCCGGATTGATTCATCTTAGCCAAAGTTACGGCATTGCGCTCTGTGGCCAACTGTTCTTGCTGCTGTAAACGAGCTTGATCAATCTGCGTATCGTTAGCTTCACGCTGCTGATCAAAGGCCAAGCGTTGTTGATCGCCTTGCGCACGCTGTTGATCGCGTTGCGCGACCTGCGCTAACTCCTGCTTCTTCAATTCAATCAGAGGATCGGGCTGTTCTTTGCCTGCACCAGACAACTGATCGGCCATATCCTTAGCTTGCTTGTAGAATTCTGTTGCCTTTAAGGAAATCATCGCTTCGCGTTGCAATGCAGACACCATTCCTTCTGGATCGGTGCCGTACTGACGGAACAATTCTGCTTCCACAAACTCTTCTGCTTTCAATGTTACGTGTTCGAAGATATGTTTCTGGATATTGACCACCACATTGGGCATCGTTCCAACAATAGGCGACATAGCAAACATCAAATGAGACATGATATGCGAGTCGTGCTGCTGCCCTGCATAAGCTTTCAGTGGCGAACCATCCAGAGCCTGTGAGTTCTCGCTCAACGGATCTTTTGGCTTGTCTACATCCTGCGAATTCAGGATAGCATCCACGTCCCGCACACCAATAGCCTCGTACATGCGACGATAAGCTTCGTACATGTTATGCATCTGCGGCGCGCTTTGCGCTAACTGCAACTGTGTCTGTGCCAATGTAATACGCTGGGCTACAGAGAAGATGTTTGGATCGGATACCGGCAATACATCAATGCGATCATCAAAGTCTCTAGCCTTGATCGAGCGGCTCTCTCCCGGAACATCATAGGGATAATCTGGCGGGAGATACTTGGCAAAGCCTTCTGCCAATAACTGAAACTCTAACTTCTGGCTGTAGTGCAAACGCTTATGGATCGCCGACATAACGCTGGAACCCTTCTCCAGCAATGCTATTGTCGTGCCCACAGCAGCGTTCTGATTACTGTCCCCTACCTGCAGATCAGTAATGGACGCTAAACGTCGTCCTGCCTCTACACAGAAGCCTAGCAAGGAGAACAAGGTCTGGCTTGGCTCTTTGTATGGCAGTGGCAACAGAGATTGCGTCAAGTCCATACCGCCCGCATCCATGTCTCGCCACTCACCCGGCGCGATAGGCACGTCATCATTCTCGATCCGCGCGCCTTTAGCCTTAAAGCCCGCTGGCAGATTGGCCAACGTACCGGCATCGGTCAACTGACGCAGGGCAGCACTAGCTGTCTTGGTCAAGCCACCAATCAGATGCAAGAAGCCAAGGCCATAGGCCCCCGGGCCTTGAACCAAGAGATAGTGTACGTAATACTCTTTACGATCTTTCTCTTCGCTCTGCTCTTCCCAATTGCGGCGAACACCCACAACCTTCTGGCTTGTCTCGTCAATGGTAATGACATAAGGCAACTTAATTCCAGTTGGCTGGTCATCCTCATCCATGTCCTCGAAGCCCGGTAAGTCATAGTCCACCTGAAATTCAAGCAGATAGATTTCTTCCTCTTCCCCATTCGGAGAAATACCGGTTGCCTTGTCCCGCGCTTCTTCAATCTGCGTGGCTGCTGCGTCAAAAGAACCTTCCGCTAAATCTAAGTACTGACCGCGGACCACGGCTTTTTTATAGGCGTTCATGGACATCGGTACGCGGTACGTGATCCGCTCGCACTTGCTCATGACTGACGATCCGTAGTACGGAATATACAAATTATCCGCAGGGATCATCTCACTGACCATGCGACGCTTGTCGTGGTCGTAATAGATCTTCTTAAACGCAGAGCCACCGTAGCCGATATAGAACAGCATCTGGTCAAAGTCCGGGGTGTATTCCGGCATCTTTGTAGTAATCTGATAGTTCATGTACTCCTGAACGCGCTGTGCCTGCATCAAGCGCTCACGCGTCTCTTTGCCCAAGACCTGTGTCTTAACAGGGCCACCGGCTGGCATCATCTCTTTCAAGGCCTGTGCTTGGAATTGAACGATGGCCTCGGTCAGCATAGGGTGGTACACGCCGCTCGCTCCGCGGAACGGCTTAGTGCGTTCCTCGAAGGACAAGCCAAGTAAGTCCATGCCCTTGCTGTACTGCTGTTCCCACTGCTCGCGCGAGGACTTGTCTGCTTCAAACAGCAGCATAAGGTCTTCGGAGATCGCGCTCCGCACGTCTTCAGGAAGAACTTCGGCAAGGTTTGCGTCGAACTCTACGTCATCTTCTTCTTTGTCCAGATTGACGGTAACGCCACCTTCTTCGTCGAATTCAATCTCAATATCAGGCAGGTCTTCTTGCTCAATTTCGATATCGACGTTCAAGCCATCAGGCAGGCTTTTTAGTTTTTCTACTGGCATGGCGTGTCCTTATTTCAAACTGGTTTCTGGCATGAAGGTTAAATTCTTCTTTTCCGTGCCGTATATTTTTTTGACGTAGTTGTTCGTACCTTCTATTACCGCTTCGGGGAACGTCATTTTATCCAAACGGTTAAAAGGAATGGTAGACAAGGATTCTATTAATACGTTACGGCTAAAGAAAGGCAAACGGGAAGCAGTTGAGCCATACAGATCATAAACCGGCTGTCCTCCTTTTTCCCCCGCTTTGGTCAACCCAGTGAGTTGATCATAAATCGCATCAAACTTTTCTAATGCTTTTTTGTTGCCCTTGCGTGCAGCACTCAATACCGTAGGATCTTTTGCGTATTGCTTGATATCTTTGAGCAGGTATGCAGGAAGTTTCCCGTCTAAAATAGCCTGACGAATTGGATCGTCTTTCGAGCCATAGATATTGTAGAAGTAGTCAGTAGCCTTTTTATCCAGCATACTCAATAGCGGTCCGCGGTTCGGGGCATACGCAGGCAGAATATTATCCACACCTACCTTGTAATCACTGACCAAACTATCTACATTCTTTAACGTCGCGCCAGCACTTGCTCCCCTCGGTATGATATACGAAGGCTCGGCCCCCGGGGCCATTTTCATCAAAGCTTTTTCCACCTGTGGGCCAGACGATTTTAATCCAGCCAACGCAGCCTTTGCCGCACCTTTAGCAAAAGGAAGCCCAGTAGTAGGATCAATATAAGTTCCCACTTCTTCAAAGCCTGCCGCTTCCTTAGTAGGCGTGGTCATGCGCTTTGGCATCTCCGTCTTCAATACCTCATCCGTGGTCTTGAACTTACGCTTCTTCTCGTCACGGAAGATAGACTCTACATCCCCTACCATTCCGGGGAACGATGCAGCAGAACCTCTACCTAAAGACTCCGCATTAGACACACCTTCTTTGGCAATACCCTTTAATGCGGCCATCGCATCTTTGGCACTCAGGCCCTGACGCAGTTGCAAGGCTTTAGTCGTGTCCGCGGTTATCGGGCCGGTGTCCGCGGCCATCGGATCTTGGTAGTACTCCCCTGTTTCAGGAGAACCGCCTGCACGTTTGACGGGAACAGAAAGTTGTATCGGCCTACCTTTACCCGGGGGCATGTGCCGCCCACCGTACATACGAGCAAGATCGCGCAATCCTTTTTCAGGGGACAAGGAGTGCGTTATATAGTCACCATACAAGGCAGGCGGAACATCACGCATCTTTCCCGCCACCTTTGCCTGTATAGGATTGAAATCATACTCATCAATAATTTCATACTGCTGGGTCTTGGGGTTCAAACGGTAATTGAATTGGCCCAATGAATTAGACAAAGAAGATCTAGCCGAGCCCTTACCTTTAAGAATATCGCCCTCTACTGTTCTCTTCTCTGTGTCAGGCAACGTGTTGTAATCCGCATAGGCAATAGAACCTACGCCCTTACCGTTTTTTGCTTTTTCGTTTAACGCAATAATATTCTGCAGTTCCGCTAATTCCTTTGCATTAAAGTCCTTGGCGGTAATCGGGCCGCGCTGATCTTTATTGAAAGTATCCAAGAAAATGCGATGGGAGGCAGGAAGGTTCTCGTTATCCGAAGTAGCGGAATATAACTTCATCCCGCCTTCTACAATCTTATCTGACAGCCATCCCCCTGCCCTTGTACCAAAGGATGGTTCTCTTTCTTGTGGAATATCCGGGGCGTATTCGTTGACAGCCTCCCCACCTTTAGCGAATGGCGAAGGAATAAGACCGCTTGCCCCTCCTTGTATCGCGCCAGTAATGGGGTTCTGACCTTGAATGATGCTCTTACCCGCACCGATCAACGCGCCTTTACCTACCTCTGCGCCTATTGGCCCCCAATTTACTGCGGAAGCTATGGTAGACATATAAGGCAGTGCCCATGGGGCGGCAACAATAGCGGCGGGGGCAATGTAATCCGTCCAGCTATACTTCGGCGCACGCTGCATATTAGAATACTGCAAGGTGTTTTCCATCGGCACCAACCTATCGCCCACGCGCTGATACATTACCCGCGCATGATCGCCACCAATGTCAGGTCGATTGAAGGCAGAATTGGCTGTACCGGCAGGAGGAACATAACCCTGCACCGCATAGTAATCCTTCATCTTCTCATCCAGCGCACCGTACAAAGCATTCTCATCCAACGCACTAGTCTGTTGGCCATACTGGCCAGTGCTGGTTTTCATGTACTGCTCAGGGTCCAAGCCATACTGCTTTGCCGTTCCTACTAAGTCCCCTTGAAATGCCTGCTGATCCCCACCCATTCTAAAAGGGGTGCGGTACACGCCTGCTGCTGCCGCACCACGGGACAACTCGCCTGACATAGAAGCAGGATCCCAACCAATAGCGTTGTCAGCATTGACTAAATCGCCCGTTACCCGCTGTTCGCGGTCCATGACCCGATCTACTTCCGGCGCGTACAGCATCGGCAAGCCATTGTAAGTACCGTACTGACCGCCCACACCGAAGCCCGGACGATTTTCCGCTTGCGTAATAGCAGGCATACCGCCAATGAATTGCGACCCTAGCTGTTGTGGCGTAAGCTTTTCCTGCTGTGCGCGGTTGACCCAGTAATTAAAGCCTTCGGTATCCGGCGTTTGATTTATGCGCTGATACATCCGGTTGACTTCGTAGTACGGATCGTCAGCAACATCTGCTGCTGCCATGAAGGCTTTCTGCAATTCTTCAGGAGACTGCTGATTACTCTGCGCACGCTCCGTCCAATACTTCAACCCACCCTCGTCAATAGACTCACCGCTGCGTTTAATCTGTGCGTATAAATCACGGGCAGTAGCTGCTGCTTTCTCGCCCTCTTCAGGAGAGCCTTCGGCTCTGCGTACAACGCCGCCGTCCGCGAATTGGGATTGGTAATACGCGCCTTGGTAGTCAGGAGAAAGCGTTACCCCAAAATTACCTTCTTTACCCATGCGCTGTAAATTAACAGCCTTGCCACGAGGATTGTAAGAAGCCTGATAGTTAGTATTGTTTTCGCCTTTTATGTTGGCGTAGATATCTTGCAGACCTTCTTTGGTTAAATTGATTCCTGCTTTATCCGCTACGTCCAAGTTCAACATAAACTGGCGGATGTCTTTAGGTGACATACCTTGTACCAACGTATTTATCGCCCCAATGTTTAGACCCTCTGTTGGGGTAAAGCGAAGGTTAGAAGCTAATACCTTACCGCGTTCAGGCAAGTTCATCCCCACTACGGAACCCAACAAATCTTCCACGTCGCGGCTACGAACACTATCGCCACCTTCTGGCAGTTTTGTTTTCTCCCCTTCTTCAGGAGAGCCTTCGGCACGTTGGACCGGCTGCTGTTGCTGCTGGGCTTCCTTCATCATACGCAATGCATCGCGGGCAGAGTTACCTCTTCGCGGCACGCCGCCATGCGCTAAACCTTCCGGTGCCTGTGCTATCTGCTCCTCGGGAAACGGTGACTGATACGTCATTTCCATGCCCGCGATCCGCGGCGGGGGGACAGATGCCGCCTCTTCCGCTAACTTCTCCTGCTTTGCAGCGTACCGCTCGGCAATAGACTCCTCATCGTCGTCATCTTCCCGCGTATCGCCCAACGCCATGGCAGCCAACGCCGCCTGATAGTTGGGACCCAAGTCCGCCACCATCTCTTTGGTAATAGATACAGGAGGTTTTGCCGGTGCGGCCGGAGCTACCCTGTTGGTAGACGCTTTAACAGGAGGTTTGACCTTGACCGGTGGGGCAGAAGCTAACTGCGAACCCTTAGGCAGACTTGCCTGAATGGTCTTGATGTATTTCTTCGTCTCTTCGGGCAACTTATTAAAGTCGCCACCCTTCTCTAACCACTTATTAACCCTGCCCGGCCCCCAATTGTAGGCAGCCAACGCCGCGGTGGTGTCGCCATACTTACTTATCATGGCCTTCAAGTAGTCCCGCCCTACCCGCGCCTTCTCCTCCGCACTGCTATCCCGTGCCGGAGTGACACCAAAGCCCGGCTTGGTCTGGGTGGTGGGCATGACCTGCATTTCCCCCTCCGCACCCTTAACAGAAGTGAGTAACTTACCGGCCTTATCGAACCGCTTACCGCGGCTCTCGGCCTGCATCACCGCGTTAATAAGAATATCGTCAGGAGTGGTGGCCATAATAGGTCGCGCAAAAGGGGGAATTGTCGCTACGCTACCATTTTATCTAATAATACTCAACCACCCTCTGGTCCACGTCCCGCTCTTCGTCGTCATCGTCGTCCAAGGAGATGAAATTACCTTGCCTAAAGCGCATTAACGCCATAATCGTGGCATCCACTTGGTCATCATGCGCCCCATTCGGAAAAGCTGCGCACTCCTCCACCAATTCCTGAGCAAACTCCTCCTGCTCTGGATACCACACCATGCCAGATTCCAACAAAGGAGCCACCGCGTTAGCCCGGCTTACCTTATCCTGCCCCGTTCTCCGCCCACCGGGGCTGTACATCGTCACAGGTATACCCATCTTCCGTAGCTCATGCTGTAACGGCGTACCTGTGGCCTTCGCCTCAATCAAGACATTGTCCGGCTCCCAGTACTTATACTCATCCTTGGCAATACGCTTCAATTCAGGGAAGTCCCAACGCCCCTTCTTGACCGACAACAGAATCAAATTAGGGCCAGAGTCAGCAGAAGGATGGAACACGCCCCACGTCGCGATGACAGAGAAGTCGGCCGTCTCCTTTTTACTGTACGCCGTGTCGTAAGTCTGAATCACATACTCGCAAGCCGGAGGATCATCGTACTTCCAGCGCCGCCACCAATCCCGCTTCAATATCGCACAGCGCTTCGGCCGGATGATTAGAAAT